CCTACACGACGCTCTTCCGATCTGAGGGTGGGCGCAAATGTGGCCCGACTTCTACCAAGCCCTTACGCACTATATGAAGGTTGGCAAGAACGCCCACGACGACGCGCCGGACGCATTGACCGGAACCGTAGAGCAACGGCCCATTACAGGTAAGAAAAGCGCGGCCGGATATTTCGCATAATGTTTAACTATTAAAATAACAACAAAATGAATAGCAAGCAGCTTAACGAACTTTTGGCAGGCGAAAACCATAGTACCGCTATTGCCGAATTGAAGAACGGGCGTAACGCGACAGAGCCGAACGCTTCCGAATATATCGCCCAGCTTGACCCCAAAGGCCACGACGTAAACGACCCGGTAAAGCGTAGGGATAAGAAGGTAAAAGTAGACCTTTCCGACTTCGATATAAACGACGAAGAAAAGAAGAATATAAAGACCGTTACCAACGGAAACGGTGAAACCGAAAACTTCCGTATAGAGCCGGTTGCTCGCGTAGCCTTGGCAATTCAGAAACTTATAGTAAAGCGGGCCGTAGCCTTTACGTTTGGAAACCCCGTAACCCTTAACGCGGAACCGGAAGAAGGCACCAAGGAAGCCGAGGTTTTGAAAGCTGTAAAGCGCGTTTTGTTCGACACCAAAAGCCGAACCCTTAACCGCAAGGTAGCGCGGGCCATTTACAGCAGCACGGAAGCGGCCGAACTTTGGTACCCGGTGGAGAAACAGACGAAAAACTACGGCTTCGATTCGACGCACAAACTTCGGGTAGCCATTTTTAGCCCGTTGTTCGGCGATAGGCTTTACCCCTACTTCGATGAAACGGGCGATATGATAGCTTTCTCCCGCGAATACGTCGTAAAGGATAGCGTGGGTGTAAAACATACCTATTTCGAAACCTATACCGATACCGAAATACGGAAATGGACGCTTACGAGCAACCAATGGCAATTATTGGACGGCTACCCCAAGAAGAACCAAATAGGCAAAATTCCGGTTATTTATGGCCGCCAGCCTGCCGTAGAATGGGAAGACGTGCAGAACCTTATAGACCGCTTGGAAAAGTTGCTTTCCAATTTCGCCGATACCAACGACTACCACGCAAGCCCGAAAATCTTTACTACGGGTACTATTTTGGGTTGGGCCAAGAAGGGCGAAAGCGGGGCCGTTATAGAAGGCGAGGAAGGAGCAACAGCGCAATATCTTAGCTGGGCGCAGGCCCCCGAAAGCGTAAAATTAGAGATAGAAACCCTTTTGCGTATGATTTACACCATTACGCAAACGCCGGATATTTCTTTTGATTCAGTAAAAGGTATAGAGGCCGTTTCGGGTGTAGCCTTGAAACTTTTATTTATGGACGCTCACCTAAAAGTACAGGACAAATGCGAAATTTTCGACGATTATTTGCAGCGTCGATTAAGCGTAATACAGGCGTTTTTATCGCAGATGAACACAAAGGATAAGGCTTTTGTAGACGCTTGCGGTAGCCTTATTATAGAACCCGAAATAGTGCCGTTTATGATTGAGGACGAATCGGCGAACGTAAACCTTCTTCTTTCGGCAACCGGTCAGAAGGCTATTTGTTCTCGGAAGACGGCCGTACAGCAATTGGGCTGGGTAAACGACACAGACGCAGAGATAGAGCAGATAGAAGCCGAAGAAAGTGCGGCTTCCTATTCGTCTATTTACGAACCCACCGAATAGCTACTAACCAAGTATATAACTAAGTTACTAACTAAGATATGGGTAACATAGTAGCAAAATTCGACATAGATAAGCTATTTGCAGGTGTTTACGAAGCAGTAGACATTATAACGGCCACCGTCGTAGACGCTATGCAAATGGCTTGTTTAGAGGTTACGCGGAACGCTAAACTATTGAACACCTACAAAGACCGGACGCACCTGCTACGTTCGTCGATTGGCTTCGTTATCTACAATCACGGCGAAAAGGTAGCGGAAAGTTTCGGTTCTACCGGTGGCGAGAAAGGGAGCGAAGGCGTAGAAGAAGGTAAGCGTATGGCAGCACAAGCAGCCGCACAATACCCGAACGACATAGTAGCCGTTATAGTTGCCGCCGCCGATTATGCCCTATACGTCGAAAGTAAGGGGTACGACGTAATTAGCGGGCCTTGTAGCGAGTTAAACGGCATTTTAAGTAAGTATATACGAATTGCAATAGAAGAACTTAGGGCGTAATGGATAAAAGGCAGGAAGTTATACGATACATAGCGAGCGTAGAAAAACAGCTTTACGCCCTGTTTGGCGATACATACCAGGCAGCTATAAAACTTACCGAGGTTAGGAAAGCAATAGAAACGGGGGCTTCTTTCACATGGAAGGGGAACCCAGCAGCCGAACGCAAATTAGACCGATACCTAAAAGACCTTAGCAGTAAAACAGCCCTTATTACCAAAAACGGCATTATAGGGAGTTGGGACAAAGGAGAAGCACGAGTAAGTGAACAGGCGTTAGAAACATTCGGGAAGACATCTGAACGGCGGAAAGAAGCTACCGACATTTGCGAACAGGCAGTAAAGGCACACCGGGCCAAAGGTGCAACGGGACACGCTTACGCTAATGCCGACCGCGAGGGTATGAACTTATCTACCCGTGTTTGGAATTTGACAGCGAAGGCGAAACAAGAACTTGAAATTATCATACAAAACGGCATACTTGAAGGTAAAAGCCCGGAAGAAGTAAGCCGTAGCCTTCGCGGTTACTTGAACAATCCCGACGCGCTTTATAGACGGGTTAGGAACAAAGAAACCGGGGAACTTGAATTAAGCCAAGCGGCAAAGAAATACCACCCCGGCCAAGGCGTATATAGGTCGGCGTACAAAAACGCCCGCCGGCTTGCAGTTACAGAAATGAACGCGGCCTACCGTCGTGCAGAGTGGGAAAGCTACCAAAATAACCCCCTTGTTATAGGGTATGAAATTCGACTAAGCAACAACCATACGACCACCGTAAACGGAAAAGTAAAGCGGCTTGTAGACATTTGCGACAAATTGGCCGGACGGTACCCTAAAACTTTCCGGTGGACTGGTTGGCACCCGCATTGCCGTTGCGAAATGGTGCCTATATTTATTTCGGAAAGCGATTTTAGGGAACGAATAAGGGCGCGTAAGGCTGGGAAGTTGAAGGATTGGAAGCCGAACCAAAAACAGGAAGTAAAACAAGTTCCGAAAGCCTTAACCGATTGGATAGCCAAAAACGAGGAACGCTCGAAGGGTTGGCAGACCTTACCGTACTTCGTTAGGGATAACCGGAAAAGTATAGGCACATTACCGGTAAACACCTATACAGCCGAAGAACGGAAGTTTACAAGGGCGAGAAGTACGGCCGAAGCAATGGAGCGGGCAACGCAACTGCTTAGTACGCTTTACCCGGATATTCAGAATACGGAGCTTGCGGCCCTTCATCACTACACCCAACAGGGCGGAAACTACCGGCAACTTAATAAGCAGTTGGATAAAGGCGGCCTTACCGACTTTAACAAGGCTTCGGCTTCCCTAATGGCTAAGGCTTTGGAAGGATTGCCGAAATACCGGGGAACCGTCTACCGTGGCGCAATTATGAAACGCAAAGATTACGAACGCCTTTACGCTGGCAAGGACGAAGTAAAACACGCTATTTTCACATCAACGACCAAAACGCCGGCGGTCGCTTACCGATTTGCCAACTATCGGGATTTGAAGAATACAGAAGTGCGGGTACTTTTTGAAATTCAGAGTAAGAACGGCCGCGACATATCCGATATTTCGGAATTTAACGGTAAATTTGCCCCCGAAGACCAGCGGGAAGTATTATTTACTAACGGAACCCGGTTTAAGATAGTGAAGCACGAAATTTCCGGGCAAGAAGTACGCATAACACTTGTAGAGCTATGACAGAAGTAAAAGAAATAGATAAGTGGCCCGATAACGACAAATGGGCGAAGGCCCGTAAGGATTGGGAGGCAATGCCTAACGATAAAAAGGAAGCGTACCGGCAGGAACACGCGGCCGCTATTGACCGTTGGGAAGCAGAAACCGACGCTATGGCGGAAGACGACGATACAGAAGAAAAGAAGAAGGAGTAGCAACACGCTACTCCTTTCTTATTTTTCCCTAATTTCGGTTTTGTGGCCTTCAATTCCGCAGGGGTATAGGGCCTGTACCCGACAAAGGAGATAAACGAAGATAGGGCCGTTTCTCGGCGTTAAATAGTTGCTATTTGTCCCCGTATAGAAAATTATATGTTAATGCAGTCCCAAGACGGGAAATATAGCCGTTTTCTTCATGTGTTAATTGGCTTTTGGCTTCTTTGAACTTAGGGACTAAACAGTTATATAGGCTATCGCTTTGTTCTTTTGTTATTTCGCCTAAATAGTTTCTACGCAAAGGTTCGATTATTTCATAGCATATTTTAACAGCCTTATTTAGATTGTCGGATAGTGAATTATCCCTTACTTCCGGCCCTATTTCAATAGGCCAAAATTCATACTTCGGCTTTTGTATATTCGTTGCTTGGTCGTAAGTATCGAATTTGTAATAGACTTTACCGTTATTTGTAGTTCTTATAAAGCCGTCAAAATAAACTAACAACCCATTCGGCATGTTTTTAACCGTATTATAAAGATAATCATTTTGTAAACTATCGGCTTCTATTAAGTGGGTGCAGTAAAATTTAACTTCCCTATTTTCTTCCGGTAAATACGATATAGTAAATCTTAAAGCCGTTAGGGTTCCGCTTTTCTCGGTTTCGATATTGTCTATTACCCCTTCCCAATTTACAAATAAACCTATCGTATCGACATAGTTATATAAATCGGTTTCAAATTGTTTGTAAAAATCATTGCGTTGAATATCGTTGTTTTGATTACGAAGCGAATTAAGCCGTAGGGTAAGAAAATTATCGAACGCCTTTTGTTGGGGATTGGAAAAGGGGGTTTTATAGGAAGGATTGCAACCTATCAATAGACAGCAGGCCAAAAGGCAAAAGTAAATGTTCTTCATCTTGAAAACATATTATTGCCCTAAGACCCTAACGGGCGTTAAACATAATAAAAGCGTGGGCCTTATTGGTCTATAAGTTTGAGGCATCGCCAAACGCCCACCATAGAATAAACCATAACCCACGCTTAGCGATATATCAAGTATGGATATACAGCCAGCGAGCGTTAATAGGTTTGTCTATAGTTCGTTAATTGGCGATTTTCAAACTTAGAAACCTATACGCTTTCGTACATATTCCCGGATTTATCCCCGGAAACATTGCAAAGATACTGCAAAAACACTTAACGACAATAATTTACGGGATAAAAAAGCGAGAGGGGTAAGGCAGAAGAACCCCAGCCCCTACACAGGAGCAGGCCAGCACCAGCCCGGCGGCATGTTTGGGGCTATGGTACTTCGGTATCAAATAGTTACGCCCGCTTATTTATTTAATAAGCTATAAAACAATTATTTGCGATTTCCAAAAAGTTAAGCGTTAGCCCCAGCCCAGCCCCCTAAGCAGCCCCCAAGCCAGCCCCTAAAATTCGCGCGAAACATTCGGCGCAATTTTCATTTTTACAAAATCAATAAATAATTATATATCAACAAATAACGCACGCAAAAATGAGGGGTTGCCCAGCTCTTGGGCAGCCCCAAGCGTGCCCCTAAGCAGGGGGCCCTGGATATGGATAAAGATAAATATAAAGATATAGATATAAGAGATAGGGGGTGCAGGGGGGAAGAGAAATAACCGCTACTATGCGAGAACTAACAACTATTTCCGAACTAACAACTATGCACGGCAAAGTAGATAGTTCCCGAAAACGAAATGACGATAGTTGCCAAGTTGTAATTAACCGGCTATTGGGGCCATTATTGAGAAAGCCGGATAACTTACTAAGCAAGAATACCCGTTTTTGCCCTTTATCTTGCCCGCTGTTCGACTTTATACGTTTGGCTGGTATATTTCCTTGGTTGGATAATAAAACGCGCCAAAAACGCCTTCTTTTGCCATTCTTTACACTGCATTGCTATTTGATTGCAAAACTACATTTTCATAGAAAGAACGAATAAAGGCTACGCCAACCGCTTATAGGCCCTTCTCGGCGTATGTTGAAACGATTGTAAAGAACTTGCCATGCTATACAATAGACCGTATTATTATAATACGGTATTTTTGCCATAGGTTCAATTTAACAACAATAAAATGACACTTGTAGAACAAATTTTAGCACTACTTGTAACCACGTTCCAAGGCGTGCGTAAAGACGGGCTTAACCAGCTTGCGCGCTCCCTCGCGCTTACGGTTAAAACCGAAGAAGAAGCCAAAGAGGTCGTAGGGAAACTAACCGCCGACCAAGTTAAGGCATTTGTTAGCGATTGGCGTAAAGATGCCGACGCGGAAATTACCAAGGCAAACCAAACTTACGAAAACGGCCTTAAAGCAAAGTACGATTTCGTGGAGAAGAAAAAGCCGGAAGAAGGCGGAACCCCACCCGCAAATACCGGAGCCTTGGACGCCGCAACCGTGCAAGAAATGATTACGAACGCCGTAAGGGAAGCTACGAAAGGATTGCAGTCCGAAGTAAGCAGCCTTCAAAGTGCGGCCGTAACCGCCAGCCGCCGGGAAACGCTTGTTAAAGAGCTTGCCGACGTACCCGAAGCCTACAAAGCTAAGGTTCTTAAAGATTTCGACAGAGTGGCCAGCCTTGGCGGCTTTGCCGACGAAAACGCCTTTAACGAGTATCTGACCGAAACCAAGAGCGACGTAGCAGCCTTCGGCCAAGAGTTGGCAGACCGGGGCCTAAGCCTTCACGAAAAACCGGTACTTGGTTCCCCCAACAAGGACGGAGTAAGCGCGGGCGTAGCAAGCTACATACAGGCAAAGACCGCAGAAGCCGAAAACAAAGGCTTGGGTGGCAAAGAGGTTTAACGCTTAAACACTTGTAAAATGCTTAAAATCGACAGAAAAAAGGATAACCGCGTTATTCGCGCGTTTACCCACAAGCTCGCCGATATTCCGAACGGTATTACCGTTTCAGCCGCAGACCTAACGCAGAAGGTTCTGAGAGAAGGAACGCCGGTAGGAAAGGACGAAAACGGGCTTTATCACGTAGTCAAAACGGCCGTACTTACGGCCGAAGCGAACGATTCGGCAACGACTTACACCGTAGCAAAAGGCCATAATTTCAAAGTTGGCGATGTTGTTATGCTTTCTTTGGGTTCAAAGGCATACGCAATTACCAAAATTGAGACTAACAGCGGCGACGGAAACAGCGACGATATTACGGTAGGAACAACTCTTGGAGCAACAGCGGCGAAAGGTTCCGTTATTTACCTCGCAGCTTCGGCCGGCGAATCCGGTTCGGCTTTCAAACACACGCCGGTAGCACTTGTAGGCGAAAGCTACGACGCGGAAGCACTTAGCAACCATATCGTAAACGCCGTAACTATTGGCCAGGTAAGGGAAAGCAATATCCCGCCTATTGGCCCCGAAGTTAAAGCCAAACTTACCGGTATTCAGTTCATCTAATTTAATCGGGAATAGTTATGCAAAAAAGTTTAATGATTGGCATTACCGAAAGGGATATGCAGGCCGTAATTAACACCTACGACCTTAAACCGTACTACTATCCTACCTTGTTCCCTTTGAAGGAGAACTACACGCTTACCTGGAAAGCCCTTGAAGCGCAGGTAGGGTTAAAGATTGCCGGCGACCTTGTAGCTCGTGGCGCAAGTATCAACAAGAAAACCCGCGAAGCTATCGCGCGTATTCAGGGAGATATTCCGAAGGTAGCAATTAAGCGAACCAAGGACGAAAACGAGCTTAACGAGTACGAGATTATGGTCGCCATGACATCAGCGAACCCCGACCTTCGGGCGTTGGTTGAAGCATGGGCCGAAGATACGCAGTACTGCTGGGACGGAGTGGCCGCCCGTTTGGAATGGATTGCGTTGCAGTCTATTTCGTTGGGAAAAGTAACGCTTACTAACGACAACAACAACAGCGTAATTACCGAATATGACGTAGATTATCAAATCGACGCAACGCAGAAGGTAGGATTTCAGACCGGCTCGGCAGCTTGGAGTAACACAAGCGCGAAACCGTTTAGCAAGGACTTTAAGGCTATCGTAGCTAAGGCCAAGAAGAAGGGTATTAGCTTGAAATACGCCTTTATGAACCTTGACACCTTCGCGCTTATGGTTCAGACCGAGGAAGTAACGAAACTTTGCGCTTCGTTCGCGGCTAACGCTTTGAACATCGCACAAACGCCGAGCTTGGAGCAGGTAAACGCAGCTATGAAAGGTTTGGCCTACTTGCGCGGCTTGCAGGTTGTAGTTATCGACCAAGATATTACCATCGAAAAAGACGACGGAAGCCGTATTACCGGCAACCCGTTCGCCGACAACGTGGTAATGTTCAGCGAAAGCAAGGTACTCGGTTCTACCTATTGGAAGAAGCCGGCCGATATGAGCCTAAAAGGTTCCGTAGCTATTAAAGCTATGAACGGCCACACCTGCGTAAAGAAGTATTCTACCGAGGAACCTATCGAAGAAGTTACCGTAGGAATTGCAAACGCTTTCCCGGCTTGGCTTTCTTCGGGTCGTTCCTTCCTTATGGACACTTCTAACGGAAGTTGGACTCTATAACAAATACGGGGCCGGCCGGCAACGGTGGCCCCTATTCTAACACCAGCTACCAATGACTTATAAAGAATGGATAACAAAGACGGTCGGCAGATTCCAGCTAACGGCGGACGACGTGGATTTGATACTTTGCAACCAAAGTAACCTTATACCCGACCCGGACGCACCGGTAGACGTACGGAAGGCAAAAACGGCCATTTGCCGCGAGTTTACAACGCTTATCCCACTTGCCAATATAGGGGAAGGCGGGTATTCCATTAGCTGGAATTGGGAAGCTATAAAACTTTGGTATAACGCGGCTTGCGCCGAATTAGGCATTACGCCGGCCAACAAGCCCAAAATTCGGAATAAAAGCAACGTATGGTAACGACTTCCTACCAATACCCGCAATACCTGTACGCCTTGCAGCACAACGGCGAAAGCGTCCAATTACCTAACGGTTCTTGGGAAACACCCGCCGCAGTTTGGGAGTTAAAAGCAGCTTGCCGGGAAGAAACCAACGGCAAAGGTTCGACAATTCAGACCGCCGACGGAAAAACCCGCGTTTTCGCTTCGCTTATACAGCTTCCGAAAGGTACGGCCAAGATTCCCGAAGGCACGCAGGTAATTGTAACACGGGAAGAAGTAGAGGTTAGCCAACTTGTGAACGCCGATTTTGTTGAAGCGGCCAAAGCAACGGGGTTAGTTGTAGTAACCGGGATTTGTGAAAAGTTCGACATAGGCCGGCTTCATTGCCGGTTATGGATTTAACACAGATAGATATGCAAAGTATAGAAACCGATGATATTCTTTTTGAGATTCTGAACGCTTCGGCCGAATTGAAATCGACCCTTAGCGGCGGAATATACGTGCAGGGTGAACGTCCGGATAATTCCGGGAAGGAAGACGTAGTTATAAACAATCTATTCCTAAACCACGAGGTACCGCAAACCGGAACTTCAAACGTAAATATCCACGTTCCCGACAAAAAGGAAAGGATATGCCGAGCCGAACAATTTAAGGCTAATAGGGAGCGAATACGCGAACTAACGGCTATTGTTCTATCGGTTCTAAAATCGGCGAACATTACCGGGCTATCTATTCGTGTTTCTTCGGAAACCATAATTAAAGAACCTGGCATTAACGAACATTACAACAACTTGCGGGTAGAATGGAATATACAGCGAACTAATTAAAATTTACAACAATGGCAGAAGCAAAGAAAACTTATACTATTGGCCTTTCTAAGATTGAGGTAGGCGCAATTGCCGAAGACGGCGGTATGGGTGAAGATTTGGCGGTATTGGGTTATACATACCAAGATACCTGCACAATGACGCAGGAAGACCCGGAAACTACCGACCATTACGCCGAGGAAGTAGACGACCCCGTAGTAAGCATTAGCCGGGGCGGAAAGACGAATTTCAACTTTTCGATTATGAACCCTTCGGTTACGGTTCTTGCCGACCTTTTGGGCGGAACAGGAACGGCCGGCGACGGTTCATCTACGCAGGATAAATGGGAAGCACCGGATAAAATCCCCGTAGTAGAGAAGTCGGTACGTATTACCCCGGAACAGGGCCTTAAATTCGAGATTCCGCGCATGAATCTCGTAAGTAAGATTAACGCCACTTTCAGCAAAAGCGGTATTCTTCTTATCGAGGTTGCCGGTACCGTATTGCAGCCTACCAAAACGGGAACCAAGAAAATGACCGCTATGCTTATGACTGCCGCAGACGTGCAGGCATAAAGCGGGGAAATCATTACTTTAACCCGAAAGCCCCCCAAATGAAAGTTTCGGGGGGCTTTCTTAGTATAAAGCAATATGAACGAAGATAACATAAGAGAAAAAACGGATTTTGAGTTAGAGCGCGAAGAACTTAACCTGTTGGTAAAGCAGGGTATAAAGTTCAGCGTTACGCACAAAGTTCACCGGCGTAAAAAAGGCGTTAAAGGGCTCTTTCAACGCCCCGAAATAGTTACGGTAAAAGAGGATTTCGAAATACAGGAACCTACGCTTTCGGTTCTTGACAGGCTTAGCGCGATATGGGTAGAAATGGAGGTAAACGAAGACCGACTTACGGCCGGCGGAACGGAAACCTTGGCGGAAGCTAAACGGATAGCCAAAGATAACGCCGCACGTATGGCCCGAATAATCGCTATTGCCGTATTGGGCGAAGATTACCACGTTACCGAAGTTGGTGCTGGCGGACGGATTAGGAAATATAACGACGATAAGGAGTTAGACCGGCTTACGGCACTTTTCTTCCATACTATAAAGCCTTCCAAATTGGTAGGGCTTTCCGAAGCCATAACCAGCGTAAGCAACTTAGGGGATTTTATAAACTCTATGCGATTACAGAGCGGCGCAAGGACGACCCAACCGAGGACGGAGCGCATAGAGTAACAGGGCTAAATAGTCCCTATGGCCGTCGGGGTTCGATTTGCGCCCACCTTGGCTGGACTTGGGATTACTTACATCACGGCGTATCGTGGGCCATTGTGCAACGGTTGTTAATTGACGCGCCAAGTATTGCCGACGACGAAGACGGAAACACAGATACCAAAGCTACAAAAATAACCAGCGAGAACGCCGAAAGTATTTTACAACAAATAAATAATCTTATCCGATGAATATAAAAGGCGGGGCCTTGGAGTTCGATATAATTGCGAATAACGGGCAAATAAATAGCGCATTGGACGAAACAAAAAGGCGAATACAAGGATTCACTAACGCAACCGTAGAAGGTGGCGAACAAATGGAAGCCGCCTTTAAGGAAATTGCCGCCCAAATAGACGCAGCATTTAGGGACATTGACGCTATGGCGGCAACCCATAGTAATGCTATTTCCGATTTGAAAAAGGAATATGCAAGACTTGGAGCCGAAGCCGGTGGCGTATATAGCAAGATTTACGGACAATCGGGACACAAGACCAGCGAACAGCAGAAAATAGCCGACGAAATAAAGCTACGCGAACGTCTATTACAAGAAATTGGGGAATCGGCCGACGCACTCGCCGAGGAAGAACGAGCATTTAAGAAGCGTTACGAAGAAGTACAGAAGAACGCAGCAGCGCAAAAGACCTTCCGCACCCAACTGAGAGAAGTGCGCGAGGAATTGGCCGCTATGGAGCTTGCAGGCGAAACCAATTCGGAAGCATACGCAAAATTACAAGAGAGGTTCGGACAGCTTAGCGAAGCAATGGATGCCGTAACAACGCAGGCAAACATTTTGAAGAAAGGCGAGCGCGGCTGGGAAGGTTTGATTTCCGGTATTTCCGGCGTTGCCGGTGCTTTTTCAGCCGCCCAAGGTGCGGTAAGCCTGTTTGCCGGCGAAAACGAGAATTTGCAAAAGATTATGGTTAAAATTCAGTCTTTAATGGCTATAACCATAGGCTTACGCGAAGTTCAGTTAATGTTAGACAAAGACGAAGCATTTATGTTAGTAACGCTTCGTAAGGCAAAAGACCTTTATACGGCAGCTATTACCCGTATGAGTGTTGCGCTTGGTATTTCGAATGTTGCGGCAAAGGCGTTAATGGCTACTCTTACCTTGGGGCTTTCAGTAGCAATAACGGCGGTAATTACTCTTGTATCGAAATATATAAGTAAACAACGAGAAGCGAAGAAAGCACAAGAAGAATTTAATAATAAAGTAGTAGAAACAGCCGTAGAACCAATAGCGGCTATTAACGAACTTGCCTACGCTTGGAATAAGCTCGGCAACGACATGAACGCGAAAAACAAATTTATCGAAGATAATAAAGACAGATTCGATGATTTGGGATTTTCAATAAAGACGGTAAAAGACGCCGAAGATTTATTAGTAGCAAATAAGGGCAAGTTTATAGAAGCGTGCTTACAACGTGCTAAGGCTTTGGCCGTACAGGAATTGGCCGTAGAAAAGTATAAGGAAGTATTACAGGCCCAGCAGGAATTAGAAGCCACTCCAAAAGCGTATGTATCAAAGAAGGGAACCTGTACGGACGGTTACGGAGTACAGCGCAAAGGGGTTGATCTGGAAAAATCAAGTAATTGGAAGAAGGCAGAAGAAGCCGTAGAGAAGGCTGAAAGAGAGTACGAAGCATTGGTACGCCAACAATTGGAGTTTTCCGATAAAGAGCGTGAAATATTGGCTTCGATAGGTGCCGGCGCGGAAAAAATAGCGGAAGGCAGCATAGCAGCTTTGGAAAAGACTATTTCCGCCTTGAAAACGAAGTACAAGGAAGCGGCCACCGATACGGAACGGACGGCGTTGTTAAAGCAAATCCAAGAGCAGGAAGCATTACTTAAAAAAATAGACTTGACGGCCGCCGATACCGGCGGCGATAAGGAGAAAGACCCGTTTACGGAGAAGTTAGAGCAACGAAAAAAGAAATACCAAGAGTATGCCAATTGGCTAAATTCCACGAACGAAGATATACGGAATAGCGCGAAGACGGAATTTGCCGGATTATTGGCCGAAGGCGAAAGTTACGAAGCCTACCTTAAAAACATTAAACGAGAGTTAGAAGCATTGCCGGAAACGGCCGACCGGAATAAGAAAATTTCGATAGTGTCTAACGAACTTGTAAGTATCGAAAAGGATACTTACCTGGACGGTTATACTAAGAGTTTGGAAAAACAGATTTCGTTAGCCGACACCCTTGTAGAAAAGTTGGCGATTATAGCCGACAAACGTAAAGAACTTGAAACGGACGATAGCGGACTAACCAAAGAAAAGGGGGCCGTTTTAGACACCGAGCAAGCGAAAATAGAGACGCAGGCCCAAGAGGACTACGCGAAGGCCATGCGCGATTATAACGACTATTTGCAAAGCAAAATAGACGCGGAATTATCGTACCTAAACCGTCGTAAGGAATTGGAAGTAGCGATAGCGAATGAAACAGACGCAGAACGAAAAAAAATACTTGAAACGCAGTTAAAAACGCTTGACACAACCCATAAGTTAAAGCAGACGACGGATTATGACGCATTGGTAGAGGAATACAAAACTTATCAGCAGAAATGCGCCGATATTTCCGCGCAATACGACGAAAAAATAGCATTGGCTACCCAGCAGAAGAACGAAGAATTAGTAGCGAAATTGCAGGAAGCCAAGAATAAGGCCCTTTCGTCCGCAGCGTTGCAGGAATTGACCGATTCCGGGGCTTGGGAACAACTTTTCGGGAACCTCGACGACCTTACTACGGCGCAAATACAGGCCCTTATAGCCAAAATTGAAGCGCAGAAGGCCCAATTAGGCGTAGAACTTGACCCGAAAGACTTAGACGTAGTTTTAAGCAAGCTACGGGAAGCCAAGGACGAAGTACAGACCCGCAACCCGTTTAAGGCCCTTTCTACGGCTTTGAAGGACTATAAGAAGGACGCAAGCAAAGCGAACCTATCCGAAGTATTCAAAAGTGTAGGAGCTACGGCCGACTTGGTAAAAGGTTCCTTCGATTCGGTTACGGGTGCGCTTTCTAATATGGGACTTGCCGGCGACGAAGTAACCCAGCAACTTTTAGGCGACATCGGCGAAATGATAGGTTCCGCCGGGCAGTTGGCTACCGGTATCGCAACCGGCAACCCGCTGGGGATTATACAGGGTAGTATCGGCCTTATTTCTTCCGCGTTTGAAGTGTTCAATTTCCGAGACCGCCGGGCCGAACGTGCCATTAAGAAGCACGCGGCAGCCGTTGAAGAATTGGAACGCACCTATAAGGCACTCGAACACGCCGTAGATAATGCGTTAGGCGAATCGGAATATGATAACCAAAAGGCCCTTATCAATAATATGCGCGAACAGCAAGCGCATTTACGGGCTATGTGGGAAGCAGAAGAAGATAAGAAGAAAACAGATAGCGATAAGGTAAACCAATACAAGGAGCAATACGAAGAATTAGGCCGCCAAATAGAAGACACCATAGCCGAAATTACGGAAAGCGTTACACAGACCTCGGCAAAGGACTTGGCTACACAATTGTCCGACGCAATAGCCGAAGCCTACGCGGACGGATTCAATAGCGACAATGTAAAAAATGCGATTGAAAAGGTTACGAACCAAGTATTAGGTAATGCCGTAAAGAACGCCTTAAAGAAACAATTTCTTGAACAGCAGCTACAAAATGCCGTAAAGCAGTTGCAGCACGATATGGGTTTCGATGATGAAGGCGGCGGTTCCTTCGACGGCTTGACCCCGGAAGAACAACAGCGTTTTAAGGATAGGGTAAACTCGATAGCCCAAGGGTACGCCGAAGCCTTGAAGTTGTACGAAGACCTGTTTAAGGATTTAGACGATACAGGCGACCCCACCACGAGCCTATCGGGTGCGATTAAAGGAGCCAGCCAAGAGAGTATAGACCTATTGGCCGGGCAAACTAACGCCGTTCGTGTAAACCAAGTACAACAAATAGAGGTTTTGCGCCAGCAGCTTATACACCTTGCCAATATAGACGGTAAGCTAAGCGTATCGAACCGATACCTTGAACAGATAGAAAAAAACACTTCGGGAAGTGCGTCCGACCCGTTACGGGCGCAAGGAATAACAATGTAACTATATGGAAGTAAATAAACAATTGGCCCGCGATGCCAAAAAGAAAGGTATTTGCAAAGAATGGCACGAACGCCTTGTAAAGACAAAGGATAAAGAGCCACTTATAAAAATGTACCTTGAAGGTATAGACTTTTGCCTAAGCAACGAGTACCCCAGCAACGAATTTATACGCCAACACTTCGTAGGAACTTGCGAAGCCTACGGCATATTTCTCGACCATGCTATTACGGCCGGAAACTTCCGGCACGTAGTAGCCCTTGGCCGTTGCGAAGGTACCGCAACTTACGACGGATGGAACGTAGGGCAGGTGTTCGTAAAGCACCAAAGCCGGTTAAAGGTTCTTGCTACCGGAAACTCCTTCGTAATGGTAGACGTATTCGACGATACCAACGTAGAAGTGGAAGCACGGGATAACGCAAAGATTTGCGTAAATCACTACGGCGGGAACTTGACGACTACCACCGGCGACGGCGAAGGTAACGCGATAATAAAAGTTATTCGAAAAACGACTAAAACGTATTGATATGGCAGACGAAAGCAACATTATACTAAATATGCCCTTTGATGAATCGGCCGGTTCTACCGTTGCTTACGATTACAGCAAGACACGGGCGGACGGAACGGTAGTAGATGCGGATTTTACCGCCGGTAAGCAAGGTAATTGTATAAAATTCGACGGTAACGGGCATTGCGATATAGATAAAAACGTAATCCCTATTACCGGGAATTTTACCCTTCTTACCTGGTTGAAGCGTTCGGCCTTCCCCGACGGATTTACAGGTAGGCGTATAGGATTCTTTGCTCGTTGGGAAGCAGTTGAAGGATATACGGAAGAATGGTTTAATCTTGCGGCCGATACTTGGGGTTATTGGGCTATCGTTAAAGAGGGCCTAACAATACGAATTTACCTTGATACCGCATTAGTTAAGACCGTTACGCTACCGGCCCAGCCTACCGGTTTCGCTATTCTGCAAGACATCTATACTACCACCAACGGGTACGGTTGTATCGACGAAGTTAAGGTATATAATACAGCCTTGACACAGGCAGAAATTACCGAAAGCATTGCTACGGTAGCGCAATTGGCTTACAGCATAGACGGAACCGATTTTAAGGCTTGGGATATTTATGTAAGCGAAAGTAGCGGCCTTCTTGACCGTCCCAAGATGAAAACCCCGGTTTCGATAGATTGGCCGGATTATCACGGAGAGATAGTAGACCTTGAAAACAAGATACTGCAACCCCGTGAAATAACTCTTAATTGCTTTATGAAGGCGAACGGGAAGGTAGACTTTGTTACGAAGTTAAACGACTTCTTGGCCGTATTCAGCAGACCAAACACCCAGCGGCTTATGGTAGACATACACCCTACTAAACCATTGCTTTACGAAGTATATAACGAAAACGGGGTAGCCATTAGCAAGCGTTGGCGCGACGACCTTATGGTAGGAACCTTTACTTTGAAGTTGAAAGAACCCGACCCGGTAAAGCGTATTGTACGGCACCAGCGTTTAAGCAGCGATACGAAGAAGCTAACTATTACCTTAACCAGCAGAAAAGCGGTAACTATATTTTGGGGCGACGGGACACAAACGAACGACGTTTACGGAACCGACGTAACAACCAGCCACGAATATACGACCGACGGAATTTTTTACGCTATTGTCGCCGGCGTTATCGAAGAAATAGAAAGTTTCACTACTAACGGTATTATCGTATGGAACAAATTATAGTAAGACACCCGGACGGGACTACGGCCCTTTTGACTTCGCGGGCGCATAAATCCGGCGTTACCAAGGCTGAACAGAGTATTACGCTGTTAGGGGCCGATACGGTGGCGATAACCGTTAAAAGTGCCACGCCCTTAACCTTCCATTTGGGCGACCAAATAGACGTTTACGGGAAGACCTATACCCTTAACCAGCTTCCGGGCATTAAGAAGACCGGAAACAGGAACTTCGAATATACCCTTACTTTTGAAGGGGTACAGTACGAGTTAATCGACGCGCAATTTTTGTTACCAGACGATACCGTATTAGACAGCTTTACGGGCGATTTGGAAGACTTCTTAGGTATTCTTATAGGGAACCTTACCCGTGTATATCCGGGTAAATGGACGTTAGGCGTTTTTCCTGCCAATACAGAGTTTAAGACGCTAACCTATACGGAAAAGAATTGTTTGGAAGTGTTGCAAGACCTTTGCGAACAATACAGCACCGAATTTGAGATTACCCAAGCTAACGGCGTTCGTACTCTAAATATCAAAACGGCCGGGGTAAACTTCCCCTATACTTTCCGGTACGGGCGTACCGGCGGGCTTTACGAATTGACGCGCCAAAACATCAATTCCAAGAATGTAGTTACCCGTCTATACGTATATGGCGGTAGTAGCAACCTTGGGGACAAATATCGTTATTCTCGCCTTTGTCTTCCTGGCAAGGCTAAGAACGCTTCCTATATTGAGGACGCGGCCGCTATTGCTACTTACGGGTTGAAGGAGAATACAAAGATATTCGACGATATTAAACCCGAACGCTACGGCGAAGTAACAGCCGCCGGAAGCGCGTATTATGCCTTTAAGGACGATACTATGAACTTCGACCTTAACGAAAAGGATAGCGAAGGAAATACAAAGTGGCTTATAGACGGAGTAAACGCAAAGGTAAAGTTTACTACCGGGAACTTGGCAGGATATGAATTTGATATACACAAGTACGACCACGCGACGAAGGAAATACAGGTAGTACCGTTCACGGACGAAAACGGTATGAAGTTCCCCAGCGAAACCAGCGCGGCGTTTCAGTTCGGCGTAGGCGATAAGTATTTCTTCACGGATATAAATTTGCCTGACGCATACAAGACAGACGCGGAAAACAAACTGCTTGCAGAAGGGAACAAAGCAATAACAGAATATAGCCAGCCACAAGTACAATACGGGTTAAGTATAGATGAAAATTTTATACGTCAGTTCGCCGGAGAATTGACCGTAGTAAACCTTTTCGCCGTAGGCGATTATATACCCGTAGAAGATGAAGACATAGGCGTAAACAAATCGGTACGAATTACGGCCTTTACGCGCGATTTGCTTCGGGAATACAAGTATAATATAACCTTGGGCGACAGCGTAACCAAAACGACGATTACCCGCGTTATAGAAGACTTGCAGAAAATAGACAATGTAATAGAGATAAACGACCTTGCCGACCCGTCGAAGGCCCGCCGCAATTGGAAAGCCAGCCAAGAGGTATTAGCCAACGTGTTCGACCCCGAAGGACACTATTACAGCGAGAAGATAAAGCCGCTTTCGATTGAAACGACTATGTTAGCCACCGGCGCACGTTCCCAGCAGTTCGTATTACGACAAACCCAATTTTGGCCTAATTACGAAGGGAATCCAAATACTGTAAGGGTTATAGGTGGAACATTGGTTCATTATACAATAGAAGAAAACGTAAGGAATTGGGTTTTAGCTACGGCCACATTTTCAGACCTTGTAAGTAATATGCCTTACTACATATATGCACGATGCCAAAAAAGCGGTACATCCGGAAATATAGTTTTCGATACCTTGCAGCGCAAGGTAGACGACGACCCAACATATTACTATTTCTTGATTGGAAGCCTTAGTAGCGCGATAACTGACGCTGACGGGACGCGTCCCGCTCGCCTTATTTCCCTTACCTATGGAGCTTCTACTATTAACGGTAGATTTATAACTACTGGGCGTATTCAAAGCACAGACGGGAATACATATTTTGATTTGGACGCCGGAGAAGTAGGGGGACGTATAGTTTTCAAAAGTTCGTCTGGCACAAACAAAACATTACAGGATTTAGAATCTTCTGCTGCCGAAGACGCTACGAAAAAAGCCGATGAAGCCAAAAAAGAAGCCATAAGTTCTGCTGCCGAAGACGCTACGAAAAAAGCCGATGAAGCCAAAAAAGAAGCCATAAGTTCTGCTGCCGAAGACGCTACGAAAAAAGATGAAAATATACTTAGTCAAGCGAATAAAAGTACATTAGAAGAAATTGCAAAATTTGGGGAAACTATAATAGAAGGCGGGTATCTAAAAAATGAGTTGATAAATACAGATACTTTAATCGTAAATAATATTTATTCTAAAAACGGTAATTTTCAAACACTTGAAGACGGAACCGTAAAAGGCGTTAATGCAGTTTTTGAAAATGGCAACTTTTCGGGTAATATGAAAGTTACAGGTAGCAGTATTGTACTATTGTCTAAATCGGGTTCAATTTCAGTAAACGGAATTATTAAAAGTTCAAATTATAGCCACATTTCGGCAGAAGTAGCAGGTTCATATACGATAGATGATTCTGCGCCAATTGGCACAATTATAAAAATATATTTCCCGCCTATATTAACTCGATTGCCAAGTGATTATTTTACATTCCAAGGCGGATTTGTTGATATAAACGAAGCAAATCCAATAGAAGGTTACACGGTATATAAAACTTTATGTTGCAACTCATTAAATAGAGGGGCTTATGTGGAAATGTTGAAAATAGATGAAGGGGATTATAAATGGATGTTGATTTCAAAAACGGATTATATTGAAATGATTGATTAACGAGAATATAAATTGAGTTTTTAATATTTTACCAACAAGCGTATTATTATAATACGCAAGTGGGTATTTTTGTGTAACTTAAAAAATAGGAGAAATGAGTACAACGAGAGGGGGCGAAACGGTTTCCGCCCAAATTGGAAGAATTGGCCCCATTGAAGGGCTAAGTTCGGGTAACTTCAAATTAGAAGGTACGCCGTTCAATATTAAGAACGACGGAGAAACCGCCGTAGTTCTTGAAGTAAACCTTTGGGGCATGGAACCGGGCGAGTTCGTAGCTACGCGATTCGAAACGGGCTGGAACCCCGAAATAGTCCGCGAGATTAAGCAAACGAGTATTAACGCAACCCTTATTTGGGGGTATTAAATTATTAGGGATATGGGCCTTTTAATTGGAGTAGGAAACACGAAGCCGACTTTTCCCTACGATTACTACTACGGTATAGAATGGGATTCTACCGTAGCTTCTTCGGCTTGTACCCGTATAGGCCGGCCGGAACTTCACGTTTCGCTGCCTATTCAAAGTAAAATGCGCCGATGCGTCTTGCGAGACAACGGTACGGTGGCTTACTACCTTCACGCGAACGATAGCACCAAGCGCGATACAGGAGCCGCCGCCAAACTTGACGGTACCGACGGGCAGGTAATGGTAGAAATTCCAGCACACTACCGCAAGTTCGAAGTAGACGGTACTAAATTCCGTTGCCTTCTTTCCGAACACGCGTTACCTGGATTCCATTTTGTCCCTCTTGCCTATCGTTCTGCTTACGAAGCAGCAATAGACCGAACCGCATCGGAAACGCCGAAACTTGCAAGCGTCGTAAACACTTCCGCAGCTTTCCGAGGGGGCGGCAATAATTCCGCTTGGGACGGAACATATAGGAGTTTGTTAGGATTACCGGCTACATCTACAAGCCTTACGAATTTCCGAAAATATGCAAGAAACAGGGGAAGCGCGGGAAAGAGCGGGGCCGGTTGGAATTGCGATGTTTACGAGGTACAAAAAACTTGCTGGTGGCTGTACGCCGTCGAATACGCTAACTTTAATTGCCAACTTGCCTATAACGCAGAACCTACGAGCGAAGGATATAAGCAGGGCGGATTAAGTAGCGGGGTTACGACATTAAACTCGACAAAATGGAGCGCGTACAATAGCTATTATCCTTTTATTCCATGCGGAATTACTAATACGTTAGGGAATAAAACGGGGGTTGTTGAATTTACAATGCCCGACGAATACGACCCCGGAGTTCCTACAAAAGTAAACGTACCAAGTTATAGAGGACTTGAAAACCCATTTGGACACGTTTGGAGTTGGACGGACGGTTGTAAATGCAATATTCAGCCCGACGCAAGCGGCGGACTAAGCGAATTTTTCGTATGTACCGACCCGGCTAAGTACCAAGATAGCGACTATACAGACTACGAGAAACGCGGAGACTTACCGAGAAAGGAAGGCTACGTTAAAATTATGATGGTTGGCGAATATGGCGAGAATATGCCGGTAGAGGTAGGCGCAAGTTCTACTACCTACTTCGCCGATTACTTCTATACTAACGTAGTAAGCAATACCGGACAAAGGGGCGTGCTTTTCGGCGGT